GTTGGCGCTCTCCAACGCCATCGAAGTGGCCGTCAAACCCGATGCAGCTGCGGTATCCGCGGATGCATACGGCGGGTTAGTCGTAGAGTTATACACGCCGTATGCGTTCGACGGCGCCACTGCGACGACACCCGCCCCTGCGCAGACCTGCACTAGGAGCTGGATAGCCGCAGCCGTCGTTGGCACAAACGCACCCGTAGCGACTGCTACCCACGTCGGAACGAGGCAATTGCCCGTAACGCCGGGGGCAACCATGCGCGGCGTCCCCACGACGTTTGAGCCCGCCGCCACGCGATACCGGACGGCGCGTCCAAACTGCGTGAAGCCGAGCGGAAACTTATTGACTGTCGCGTCCGTCCGTATCCAACCGACACGCGCGTAGTGCGTGTAACCCGCCGGCAGCGTGGGTGCGGTGGCCGACAACGACAGCAGCCCGGCGGTGGTCAGCGTCGTGGGGTTGTACACCACCCAGACCGAATACCACGTCGACGCCGCAACTGCGCCCGTGTCGAGCCCATTCGCGCCAGCGCCTGCCGAGCTGATCGTCAGGTTAACGTTGCGCGTCGTCACGTACGCGTTAGCTGCGCTACCTAGCACAACACCTTCAGCCGTTACGGTTACGCTGGCATTGGTGCCTGTGGCGCTAGACTTAAGATTGCGGAACAGCCCAGAGGTTACAGGCATACCGTTCGTCACGAACGCCGTCGTCGCCAGCTTGGTGCTGCTATCGCCAGCCGCCGGAGTAGGCGCAGTCGGCACACCCGTGAAGCCGGGTGACGCGAGCGGCGCGCGGCTCGTGTCAGTAGGGTGGACGTGGTCGTCACGAGAAAAATTACCCGACACGCCCTGCGAAACGACGCCATCCATGAGCGGGTTTGTGGTTCCGGGGAGCGCACCGTTGATAGTGGCCGCCACCTGCGCCACAAACGCCGTCGTCGCCAGCGTGGTGCTGTTGTCACCGGCCGCCGGAGTAGGCGCAGTCGGCACACCCGTGAAGTCGGGTGACGCGAGCGGCGCGCGGCTCGTGTCAGTAGGGTGGACGTGGTCGTCACGAGAAAAATTACCCGACACGCCCTGCGAAACGACGCCATCCATGAGCGGGTCCGTCGTTCCTGGCTGCACAACGAGCGGCGACAGGTCGTGCGTCGCTGTGGTACCGTCCTCGCAAGTGTACGCCAGGAGGGTTCCGCCGTCGTAGTCCAGCGCAGTTACCGTCTCGGCGAGGTACGGCTTGCCGTCCGTACCCAAGACGAGATCGTTACCAGCGTCCGCAGAAACACCGGACGGCGGGAGGCTGGCGAACTCAAGCGCAGTCTCGGCAGCGTTGACCATCACTGCCTTAGCAGCCTGCCCCGTGTACGCGTCAGGCGTGTCGGAGCCCGCGAGGAACGTAGCCGGCGCGACGTTGAGCTTGCCATCAGAGCCGGAAACGATCTGGTTGCCCGCGTCGGTCGAAATCGCCGCTGCCATGACCGACGCCGCGATTAGCTTCTGGGTCTCCGTACTGAACTGGTCACCTGCGGTGACCGGGCGATGCTGGTTGGCGGTGCCATCGTGCAGGATTGCTTCGTGGGTGCCCATGTAGTTCCTCCATTACGTTCTGTTGTGCGCAGCGCGCTATACTCAGTTCCAGTAGGGTACGTTCTTGCCGCCGACGACCATCCACCCATCGGGGTCTGCCAAAAGGACCGACCTGGCCGTCCCCGTCATTGTGGTGGGGACATTGATGCCGGTGCTTGTAGCTGGCGCCGTGCCCGCGCTCGGAGAACCGAGGGCCTGGACGTTACCGGCCAGCTCGTCGATGGCCGCCTGCACGGTTGCCGCCGTCAGGCCAGACGTCCCGTTGTCGTACGGCAGGTTGGCCGCACGAATGTCGAGCGTGAACGTCGAGCCGTTGCCGCTGTCGTAGACGTACGTGCCGTCGCCGTTGGGCGTCCACACGCCGAGCAGGTCGGATAGGTTGACGACGACGTCCGGCGTGGTGCCGCTCGTGTCCGTGAGCGTCAGTGCAAGCGACGCCGGATCGAACGTCGCGCCGTTGACGAACACGTCCGATGTGAGCGCGGCGAGGTTGACACTCGTCACGTTGCCGGCCTCGTCGGTGTACGTGAGCGTGGTGGTAGCGGGGTCGTAGGCGAACGCCGTAACCGTCTCCGTGAAGAACAGCTTGCCGTCTGCGCCGTTGACGAGCTGGTTGCCCGCGTCCGTCGAGAGGAACTGCGCGGCCACTGCGGGGTCTGCGAATAGGCTGTTGACGAAGGTCGCCGCAGCGGCTGGATCAGCGACCAACGCTGCTGCGATATTGGTGATGATCGTCGAAGCCGCTGCGGGGTCGGACGTGAGCGCGTCCGCCAGCGCTTGCGCCTGAGCCGGGTCGCTCGCAATAACCTGCACCACGCTGGTGACGAGCGTAAGCGCCGCCTGCGGGTCACTGACGAGCGCAGAAGCCACCGCCTGTGCGTCCGCTGGATTGGACACCAGCATCGCCACCAGAGACTGCAGCAGTTGCTCCATCATCGCCGGATCACTGGAGATCGTGTTAACGATGCTCGTTACGGCGGTGACGTTCGTAGCGACGTTCGAGACGTTCGCCACCATCGTGCTAACGCGGGACAGTAGGCCCTGCTCGAAAAGCACTCGCCGTACGTCGTCGGCGCTCAGCGGCCGGTGGTCGATCACACTGATGACGAGATCCTGGCCAAAGGGCCTCGGCCCCGGAACGACCACACGGTACGTGCCAGGCACGTACTCCGTCGCCTGCGTGTTACCGCCGCCGAGAACGACCGCCCGACCGTCACGGCTCAAGGGAACCCAGTACTCAAGCTCCTTGCCTGGGCGCCGAGCGTCCGGCGCGATGATGCGCGCCTCGATCGGCAGGTAGTCGGTTGGGCCAATGCCCGCTGCAACGATGCGAACGGGGTGATCCGTCACCGTAAACACGGTCGAGTTTGGCTTAGGTACCGCTGACGGCTTTGCGTCGTTCCACAAAAACCGGCCGATAGCCGCTCCTGCCGAGCTGATGCTGTGCCCGAACCCGCCCGCGCCGACGCCGATGTCTACCTCATCCCACACCTCGTCGAACGCGATAACGATCGGCGCTCCGAACTGGTTGGACGTCGACACGACGCGGTACTCGCCGGGAACCCGCTCAATGATCTGCGAGCTGTTGCCCGACAGTACGACCGGGGCGCCTTCGCGGTAGAGCGGTGCCCAGTAGTCGATTTGCGAGCCGGGCCGTGCGGCGTCGAACGCAAAAATGCGTACTTCGATGGGCAGCGACTGCCCGACCGCCAGCCCCTTGGCGGTAACGCGAACCGGGGCCTCCGCCACCACGTAGGTCTTGGTGCCAGATAGCACAACAGCACTGGGCTGCAGATCGTTCTGAAGGAAGCCGGAACGGCGCATTAGTTGCTCCTGTTATGGGGGTGGCGTGTTTGGTGTTGGCGCTCGTCAGTCCCAGTAGGGGACGCGCTTGCCGCCGATCGTGAACCACCCAGCCGGGTCTGCCAGGATCAACTCACGGTCAGTTCCAGTTAGGCGCAGAGGGAGCGCAGGGCCGACCTGCGTTGCGGGCTCTGTTGTGGGGTGCGGCACGAGGTCGAACACGTCGACGCTGTTGGCCACCACGCTGGTGAACGCCGCCATGGCGGGGTAGTGCTCGAACGGCACCGGCATGCTGTACGCGTGGAACCTCGTCAGGTTGGCGCCGGCGTACTGCAGCTTGAAGCGGCCAGGAAACGGGACAAACATCACGTTGCTGTCAGCCGTTAGCTGCGCCCGCAAGCTGCCTACGATGACGTCCTGCACAACCTCGTCGTGGTATGTGCCAGACACCATCTGCAGACGGATGCTGTCGCCGTCCTGCAGACCGTACGCCTGGAACAGCAGCCCGTGACCGTGCGCGATAACTACAGCGCTGGCGGTCTGGGTCGAGCGCTCGTCGAACAGTACGTTCCACGGGATGTGGCCGGCGCGCGGAATGTGCGTGTGCTGCTGCGATGTGTGGCAGCCAGCCTCCTGGTGCGGGACATGCTGCGGCATGCGCTGCGGAGGGCACGGGTTGGTCAGGGGATAGTGAACCGTTGGGTACGGAGCCGGCAGAACGGGTTCGGAGCACGGGTCGCAGTGTCCTGCGCCGTGCTGCCCGCTGTAGCCGTTACGGTCGTGGTTGTAGCCCATAGCGATACCTCGTGATGACAGGGGTGGACTGGTAGTTGTCCGCCTGTGTCGGGCCTACGGCCCTCACGGGTATCGCGCTGCACCTCGCTCTCGCGTCAGGTGCGCTTGATGTGGCGAAACAACCGCATTCGTGACTCGGTGTCAAGGGACTGTTGGAACCGATGTTGCGCGCTCTGCGCTCGCTGGATCGGGCGGTGTCGCGCTACGTCCATCGAGCGCCGGTGGTGGCGTTCCGACTGTGGTGGACGGCAGCGCGGTGGGCAGTGCTTTACCGCCGGCGCCCGGCGCCGGCTGGTTCTGCTGGAGCATGTTGGCGATGGCAAAGTTCTGCAGCGCGGCGGCGCGCTCAGGGTCTGGAATGATGTCGTCGGCCGAGTAGCCGAGGCCCCGCAGCACGTCGCGCAGCACCACCTGCAGACCGTCCGGCGGGACGAGCTGCGCCTGCACGTACGGTGTGAGCATCTGCAGCGTCTCGACAGCGCGGGCCTGCGACAGCTCACGCTGCAGGAGGCCGGCGGACCCGCGCGCCACGATATTGACGTCGGCTTTGATCGTGCGATCCGGGTCGAACATCATGAGCAGCACGTAGAAGCTCGTGATGACCGGCTCGATCACGTCGCGGTCTATGCCAGCGATGACGAGCTTCACGCCCTTGGCCGCGTTGCCCATGAGCATGGACAGGCCGCCGAGCGTGCGGCCCGCGCCGGCCACCTGCGGATTGCCTAGGACGTACGCAGGGACTCCCGACGCATCATCGGCCAGCTTGGCGTAGTGGTCGTAGACCTTCAGCAGCTCGGCCGCGTTGCTGTCGATCTTGTGCCACCGGATCGCTGGCCCCTGCTGCCCCGGCATCAGTGGGTCGCTGGTAACGGCGTAGAGCCGGAACGGCCGGACCTGGTCGATGTTGTCCTCGTTGGCCAGACGGTCGGAGTCGTACTCGCCGACCGGGCCGGAGGCGTACGACATGTTCCGCACGAGGCTGCGCGCCGCCGCGTTGCACACCCGCTGGATGTCGCGGATGATCTGCGGCAGGCCGCGTCCCCAGATGGACCCCGGCACCTTCTCGAACGACCCAACGAAGAACGGGCGCGTCCCGAGCGGGTGCGGGTTGAGCATGGCGCGCAGCACCGTGTCGCGGCACACCCAGACCTCGGCCTCGTACTGCGCCTGACCGTCCGGCACCTCGATGCCGTGCTTCTCCAGCAGGCGACCCTCGATGCGCCCGTAGTACAGGATCGTGTCGAACCGTGAGTCCGCCGCCGAGCCGTGGCCACGGTCGGTCGCCTCCATGGACGCGCGCTCAGCATCCGTGGTGACGCTCTCCTTGTGGCCGCCCGGCGCGTTGTCGACGACGCTGCGGATCGCCAGCTCGTTAAAGCCCGGCACGCCGATGCACTTCATCAGATCGTGCTTGGTCAGGCGTGCGCGCTCAATGACGTAGAGGCCGTCCTGCGGCGTCGTGCTGTTCGGGCTCGGATAGAAGTCGAGCGGATGCACGCGCTTCATGCGGTAGCGCAGGCGATCGACGTTCTGCAGCGTGTCGTTGCGCCACCGCAGGCCCGGCACGCGCTCGACCGCTGGCCCCTTCATGATGCCCGCCGGATACGACGCGATGTCGGACAGGAACGCCGTGAACGCTTCGCGCCACCCGCCCTCCGCCATCAGGTCTTCGATCTTCTTCTCCATGCGCTGCGTCGCCGTCGCCGCGAGCTTGTCGGCGTGCTTCTGCGCGATGTCTTTGAAGTAGGCCGCCTTCTCGCGGAGGTCGAACGTGTAGCCGTACATCTGCAGCTCGCGCACGAGCGCGTCGACGACGGCCTCCTCGGCCTCGGGCGGCAGGTCCGGCAGCGGCGTCGGCTTCAGCGTCCACGGCTTGTCCTCGCTGTTGGCGAGGATGTCCGAAATCCAGCTCTTGAGCGCACGCACCTTCTGCGACGTGACACCCATGTAGATGTCGACGCCTTCAAGGAGTTGCATGTCCTCGGGGTCATACTTGTTCTCGATCGCACGCATCGAGCGCATGATGTCCGTGTCGACGCCCGCCGATATGCGATGCCGCTTCGCGTCCTCGAAGCTGAGACGCACGTGCATCGCCAGGTCGTCCATCAGGTCGGCCTGGTCGTAGTTCTTGAGCAGTTGCTCCAGCAGGCTCTCCTCGGCGTCGTCGCCGTCCGGCAGCTCGCCCATGCTCGACGAAGCCCCCATCCCCGTGGTGCCCGTGTTTGCGTACCGCGCGTCCATGTCTCGGTTCCCCTGATGTTACGCGTACTTGAATGGCGTACTTGCGGACGCCTTACGAACACGCGGCGGGCGTGCGGCGGATCGGTAGTAGTACAGGCACAGGTACTGCAGTGCGTCGGACACGTGCGACGAGTAGTTCTTCTCGGGCCGCTCCTTGTGCTCGCCGCCCGACCCCCGCACGGCGTAGTGGTAGCCGCCGAGCAGCGCTTCGCGCAGCGACGCGCACCGGCTGTCCATGATGAAACCTGTACGTTTGTTCAGGAAGTAGGCGACCGCGTCGCGCCGCAGAATGAAGTCGTTCGTCGGCGCCGGGATCGCCGCGATGCCACGCGACCGTAGCGTCTGGAACGCATTGAGCTGCGACATGGCCGAGCGGTTCTCGCCGGACGGGTCGCCGATGACCTGGATCGCATAGCGCGGATACCGCGCCGCGATCCTCGGGATCAGGTACTCGTCAAGGAACTCGTCGAGCGTCACGTCGGTGGGCGCGATCTCGTCGAGGATGTTGAGCGTCCCGGTCGGCGACATCTGGCCGAACACCGCTGCGGGGTTGAGGCCCCAGTCCATGCCGACGAGCAGGATGTTGTTCGGGATCGAGTGCAGCGAGCCCTTCGCGCAATGCACGCGGTCGTCGTACGAGTGGTAGACCGGCTTGCCGTTGTAGACGGCGGCGTACTCGCCGAGCACCATCGACGTGATGTAGTCGGGCGTCGAGCCGCGCACCTGGTCGTAGTAGTAGTCGTAGCCGCCCGGCAGGTTGGCGATGTTCTCCGCCAGCGGGTTCGGCAGGAACTCGTCGGGATCGTCGGGGTCGCGGACCAAGCCGCCCGGCTGGTGGAAGACCTCGTGCCCCTTCGGCCGCATGGTCTCGAACAGCTTGTACCACCACGAGCGCGTGCTCGGCGGGTTGGTGTCGAGGATGATGCCGCGCCACGTCGCGCCGCCGTCGCGCTTCGATGGGTAGCGCAAGCGACCGCGCAGCACCTTCAGCGCCTGCTCGGGCACCTCGCTGGCCTCGTTGATCCAGGCCATGGTGACTTCGAGCGACTTGAGCTTCTTGACGTCGTCCTCGCGGTCGAGCGGCAGGAAGTAGACTTCGAGTTGCATGACCGTCTTATCGGGCAGCGACCGCGTCGCGCGGAACTCGATCGGCGAGCCCATGGTCAGCGTGCCCATGTGGCCGAGCCATTCCATGAACGTCTTGATGGTCGTGCTTTTCAGTTCGGCATACGTGTTCCGCACGACGAGCGCGCGGAACTTGCGCACGCCCTTCGTGTTGGGCCGCTGCTCCGTCGCGCGACGCAGGATCGCCATGACCATGCCCGACGACTTGCCCGACCCGACCGGACCCTTGACGCCACGGATGAACGCGTCCGAGGCGTGGAACGCATCGAGCGTCGGCGACGGGTCGTAGGTGATCGTGCCGTCATCGTCGTCATCGGCGTCGATCTCGGCGTCCAGGTCAAACAGCTCGTCCAATTCGTTCGTGGTCCGTGCGTCCATCACACGCCACCGTCTTGGACATAGGGCCGCGACACGGCGATGACCTGCTCAAGCGTGGGGCGCGGCACGAGGCCGTCCGGCAGCGGCGGGTCATCCTCGGCGTCCGCGTTGGACCCGATCTGCAGCGCGCCGCTCCACGGCTTGGGCGCGCCCTCGACCTTGGCCTCGATGACCTTGGCGTCCTCGCCGGCCACCTGCGCGCGGTTCTTGCGCATGTTGAACACGATGTTGACGACGGGCGGCGCCTCGGTCTTCTTCTGCGGCGGCCCCCACTTCTCGGCGTGCAGGCGCTCCGCCACCCAGGCGTACCGCACCGACAGCTCTTTCTGGACGGCGGCCTCCGCCGGTGTCTCCGGCGCGGCGGCCAGCGACAGTTGGCTCTTGAGGACCGCGATCTCGGCGTGCGACCGCATCGCCGTCTTCAGGCGCTCAGGGTCGACCGCGCGCTCGAACCACTCACGGAACAGCATCATGGGGATGCGGTTGGACAGCGCGATCTCGACCGGCAGCCGGCCGCTGGCGACCGTCTCAAGTACGGCCTCTACGCCGATCTCGTCGAGGACCGCCAGCCACTCCTCGGGCGAGCGCTTGCCGGCCGTGGTGAAGTCCTGCTTGGACGCGAACAGCAGCTCCCACTGAGCTGCCTGCCCGACCAGTCCGATGCTCTCCCTCTTGGCCATGGAACCTCAGTGCGCTAGGCGCGCCCCCATGAACTGCAGCACGCCCATGCCCGCGCTCATGAGGAAGCTCATGAGGGCCAGGAACAGCGCGCGGTAGTCCTCGCTCCGCTTGCCGACCGTCTCTGTGACGAGCTGCGCCCGCGACGCGGCGTTGTCCTTCGCCATGGCATCGAGCTTGGCGTTGACGTCGAGCATCATCTTGTGGACTTCGGTCTGGAAGCGGCGGTCGACGCCGGCCAACTCAGTCCGCCAGGCCGACTGCTGTTCGTTCAGACCCTGGAGGATGCGCACCTCCAGCTTGTGGAGCTGCTTCATCAGATCGAGTGCTGTGCCGTCCATGACCTCGTCGTCGCTCACGGTGCTGGCCCTCCACATGCGGCGTCGTACGCCGTGTTGAGCACATACGCTCCACGCTTGGTCTCGGGCGTATCCTTGGGCTGCGCCTTGAACGGGAACTGCGGACGGAGCGCCAAGCACGCTCCGTCCGTTGGAACGCTACCGCCGCAGCCTGCGAGCATCACTGCACAGGCCACGACGACCATGAACACCACGGCCCGCATGAGCATCGACTGCACCAGCCAGACCCGCATCGGGCTACTCCCTTCAATGCACCATCACGCCGAACGTCGGCCCGTTGTGCATGTTGTCGGTGGGGCAGCAGCGAATGACCTCCTGCGGCTTGGCTGGTTCGGTGGGCTTGGTAGGGCGGCGCTCGGCGTCTCGCCGTGCCCGCGCCTCCTTGCGGCACTTGGAGTCCGTGCAGTCGCCGATCGCCACCGGCTTCGGGATCGCCGCGTAGGGCTGGGCCTCGGCCACCTTGGTATCCGCCTGGGGTACGGCCACATCGGTGATCTGGGCCGACTCGACGAAGCGCAACCGCGCGATGTCCGGCTTGTTCAGCTCCTGGCAGTTGGCCATCCAGCCCTTGGCACACAGCGCCTGGTCGAGATCGACCTTCCCGGAGTTGAGCGTTTGGTTGGCCTCGGCGACGGCCTGGGTCGTGACGTCGACGGTCTTGATGACGCCGGCCTGCTGCGCCGACTTGTCCTTGAGCTGGGTATAGTCGATGACCCGCCACGTGACGAAGCCCCACACGCCGACGATGGCGCCGACCAGTAGCATCGCGAGATATTTGTTCAGCCCGAACATTCTGGGTTCTCCTGTTTCACGTACCTGTGGACTGCATACGAAGGAACCGCTGGTAGACGATCCACCCGATACACGTGAGGTGGCCCAGCATGAACGCAACCGCCAGCGCGGTGTTGACCGACCCGCTCATATCGATCAGCTTCTGGATCTTGGGGTCGTCGACCAGCTTCTCGGCTACAATCAGTGTCGCCTCGGTGCCGGCCACCTTGATGGTGCTCGACGAGCCGACCGTCTTCGGCCAGCGCATGGAGATGACGTCGCTCCGGGGGAACCGGCTGATCCGCGTGCCGTTGTCGATGTTGCCGCTGACCAGCTCGACGTAGTCGTCGCCCCACGACAGCAACGTGCCGACATGGCCCTGCCACTCCTTGGTGCCACGCTTCAGCACGACGACGGCGCCACGACGCGGCTTGGTCTCGTCGCCCCACTTCTCCCACGAGCGCGCCTGGGCGCTGCCAGTGCCCGCGATGCCGACCTGCTGGAAGACCCAGTTCTCCTGGGAGCTGCACCACGGCGTTTCGTCGTCGGTCGCCCGCAGGTCCGTACAGGCGTGGTACTCGATGATGCGCGGGTTGTGCTTGGGGCCGGCGATCTCACGGACGCCGATCTCCCCCAGGGCTACGGCCAGCCACGGTGGGTCGCTCGCGGAGACCTTGATCTCCACGGGCTTAGGGGGCGGAACCGGCACCGGGACGATCGTCGTCGGCCCCGTGTCGTCGCCCCGGCGAACCTCGGTCTGGAAGTCCACGGCATCGCTCTCTGGATGGGCACGCGCGTGCGTGCGCGCGTGTGATGTCTTCGCGGACACTACACAGTCGGAGTTGTCTCGTCAACGGGATTTGTTGCGGGCTTGCGCTGTCTCGTGTATGTAGGGACGCCCAACGACCCATCGGCC